GTATTACATGAAACAAGGGTACGATGTTACTTACTTATAGGACTGAAAAATATTTCTTGACACGAGGTTAAATTTTTGATATAATGTTACTCTATAATTGGAAAAAGATAAAAAAAGAAAGCAACGGAAACGTTAAAGATATTTTAACAATCCTACACATTTTGACATATAAACTGCCTCCAGTTAATAGGCACGATAGAATATACAAGTTTTGGCAAAAGAGTTTTCACGGACATAGTTTCCTTGTGAACCCTGAGCCGTTGTTTATTCAAAGAAGGAGATACTCGGATAGCGAGATTGCACAGTACGCAGGTATCGCGTCACTACGCAACTATTACGAGTATCAAAATACTAAAGATACCACTCTAGACCTTTTTCTCTTTACAGGGAATCAGGACATAATAGAAAACAATAGATTACTTTGGATTGAAGATGATAGTATTCACTTTAAATTTGAAGAAATCACTAAAGGAGAAATAAAATGGCAATAAGTTTTAATCAAGCCAAGGGCGAAGCCCAAAAAAATAAAATTGACAGTTATCAATACGTAGAAGGCGATAACAAAGTCAGAATGGTCGGTGATATGTTACCAAGATATGTCTACTGGCTAAAAGGTGAAAACGGTAAGAATTTACCTTTCGAGTGTTTGTCGTTCGACAGAAACACTGAAGCATTTACTAATGTGGAAAAAGATTGGGTAAGAGAGTACCATCCAGAACTAAAATGTGGATGGTCTTATGCAATTCAATGTATTCACGACGGTAAAGTCAAAGTCTTAAATCTTAAGAAGAAACTACTAGAACAAGTAATGGTAGCCGCGGAAGACCTCGGAGACCCAACTGACCCTGAAACTGGGTGGGATGTATGCTTCAAAAGAGTCAAGACTGGACCGATGGCTTACAATGTTGAGTACCAACTACAAGCATTAAAGTGCAAACCAAGAGCTCTCACAGAGGATGAACAAGAGTTAATAACAGACCTTAAGTCTATGGACGAAGTCTTACCAAGACCTACTCCAGACGCTCAAAAAGAGCTTCTCGATAGACTAAGAGAAGGTGCTGATAATTCAACTCCAGATGAGTCAATTAGCGACGAGTTCGATATTAGTTAAGGAGAATCATGATTACAGTAGGAGATAAATTTCCTGCATTTACTTTGCAGGGCGTAAATTCAAATAATGAGTTTGTAGACGTTTCAGTTACTGAACACTATGACCCATTGAAACATGACTACACAGTAATCTACTTTTACCCAAAAGACTTTACTTTCATATGCCCAACAGAAATTGCGGGAATGGATATGTTAGTAAGTGAAGCAAATGTAATCGGTATTAGTGGAGATAATGAGTTTTGTAAATTAGCTTGGAAAAAAGATAATGAACTCATTGGAAACATTAAGCACTCTTTAGCAGCTGATTGCGGCTTAAGACTTGCGGATGAACTAGGTATAGTTGATGAAGAAGCAGGTGTCTGCTACAGAGCTACTTATATCATTGATAAAGATGATACAGTACAACACGTAAGTGTTAATGCATTAGATACAGGTAGAAATGCAAACGAAGTTTTAAGAACACTACAAGCTATCAAAGCTGGTGGTCTTACAGGTTGTGAATGGCAACCAGGAGAAGACTTCGTAGGATGATTCTATTTACAGCAGATTGGCACATCAAACTTGGTCAAAAGAACGTACCTGTAGCTTGGGCTTGCTCACGCTATAAAATGTTCTTTGAACAAATTAGAGAAATCGAAAAAGATGTAGATTTGCACATCATTGGTGGGGACTTGTTTGACCGAGTCCCCAGCATGGATGAATTAAGCCTTTACTTTGACTTTGTAAAGGGAGTTACAAAACGAACAATTATTTTTGACGGTAATCACGAAGCTACTCGCAAAAATAAAACTTTCTTTACAAATTTAAAAAGAGCAACTACAAGTATTAATCCACTTGTAGAAGTAATAGATGAAGTATATTACGAAGATGACTGGGCAATATTACCCTATGCTGAATTACATCAAAAGAAAAGTATAGAAACGGTAGATGCTTATTATCTTTTTACTCATGTTCGTGGAGAAATACCACCTCATGTACAACCTGAAGTAGATTTAGATAGATTTAAAAGATTTACTTATGTATTTGCAGGAGATTTACATTCACATGAGAATACACAAAAGAATATAATATATCCTGGTAGTCCTATGACTACAAGTTTTCATAGAAACTTGGTAAAAACAGGATATCTACTTATAGATGATACAACTCATCACTTTGATGAAGATTGGAGCTGGACTTGGCATGAGTTTGATTTACCTCAGCTATTAAGAAAAACAGTATCAACAGAAGATGAAATGGTACAAACAGACTTTCACCATACTATCTATGAAATAGAAGGTGATGTATCAGACTTAAGTAATATCAAAAATAGTGAGTTACTTGATAAAAAAGTCATAAAAAGAAAAACAGAAGCAACTTTAGTATTAGATAAAGAGATGTCAATGGAAGAAGAGCTTAATGAGTATTTAAGTTATATATTAGAGTTGAACGAAGATAAAGTTAAAAATATTTTAGGAGTGTTTAGTGATTACGCTAAAGAAGTTGCAGTGGAGTAATTGTTTTAGTTATGGTTCAGATAATGAATTAGATTTAACTGAAAGTATAGTTACTCAATTAGTTGGTACAAATGGTACTGGTAAGTCCTCTATACCTCTCATTTTAGAGGAAGTTCTTTTCAACAAAAACTCGAAAGGAATTAAAAAAGCAGATATACCAAATCGTGAAGTCAATAATGGCTATGATATATCTTTGAGTTTTGATGTAGTAGACGATAGTTATAAAATTGATGTAGTTCGTAGAGGTAATATAAAAGTAAAACTCTACAAGAACGATGAGGATATATCAAGCCACACAGCTACAAATACTTACAAAACTTTAGAAGAAGTTATTGGAATTGACCATAAAACTTTTAGTCAAATTGTATATCAAAATACTAATGCATCCTTGCAGTTTCTTACTGCTACTGATACAAACAGAAAAAGATTCTTAATAGATTTATTGCAGTTAGATAACTATGTAAAATATTTTGAAGTATTTAAAGACTTGGCAAGAAGTGTTGGCTCCGAAGCTACATTAGTGCAAGGCAAAATTGACACAATAAATAAATGGTTGTTAGATAATAAAATGGAAGATACATCACTATTATCGAAAATCGATTTACCATTTGTTTCGGAAGAAGATGACAAAACTTTACGTTCTCTTATGATAGAATATGAAAATATCTCCGAAATCAATAAAAAAATTAACAAAAATAATTTTACACGAGAACAGTTAGATGAAATTGATATTACCTCTTATAGACAACAATTAGAGGAGTACTCTAAAGACATAGATGTAGCTCCGCTTCAAAGAGAAATTACTCTTGCTAAGTATAAATTAAATGAGCATAGAAGTTCCTTAGAAGAGTATCAAACTATGAAAGGCGAATGTCCTACTTGTCATCAAGATATTGATGAAAATTTTGTAAAAGAAAAAATTGAACATCACTCTACAAAAGTAACTAACTATGAGAGTTCTGTAGATAAACTATCAAAAGAAAAAATAGAAGGCGATGAAGTTAATAAAATAAGACTCGTAGCAAAAAGAAGAGTAGCAGATTGGGAAGACCTATATAGAGACATAGACGCAACACTACCAATAAAAGTCTTAGAGGCAAGTGAATTACAAACAAAAATTAGTGAGCTGCAAAACAAGATTAGAAAAGATAGAGAGGCCTGGGAAGACGTAGCTGCAGAAAACGAAAGAATAGAAAGACATAATACTCGTATCTCAATTATAGAAGAACAACAACAAGATTTTGAAGATCAATTAAGTACTTTAACAGAAGAAATTACTGACATAGAAGAAAGATTAGGTCATATAGAAATATTGAAAAAAGCATTTAGCACAAATGGACTACTTGCTTACAAAATAGAAAATTTAGTTAAAGACTTAGAAGAACTTACTAATGAATACTTGGCAGAACTATCCGATGGTAGATTCAGTTTAGAGTTCGTAGTACTAAATGATAAGCTAAATGTAGAAATAGATGACAATGGAAAACCAGTAGATATACTAGCTCTTAGTGCAGGAGAACTTGCAAGAGTAAATA